GTGGCTTCTTTCACCTTGCCTGTGAAAATAAGCTCTTTGACTGGATGGTTGAAATTGAGTTCGATTCTCGTCGCATTAGCAGAATCCACTTCCTGTAATTGCACTTGATCGATCAGGTACTCATGGGCTTCCTGTGCGAACTTCTTGCGTTCGGATGAGTCCAGGTAAATGTAGTCGCCGAAAACTCTTACGGTAGACAAATCAACAATAAGGTCGTCGACGGAAATACCATCTTGGGGGATCAGGTACGCTTTCTTATGGGCGAATGTGATATTCAGTTTGACGTCGTGGTACTGCAAGGCAATAAGCGGCAAGGCAAGACCAGGGTTCCTGCAGAACCAGAACTGCATGGGGATATACGCTTCGTTGGGCGATAATACCGTACCCAGAGAATCGAAGTACGGTACTACACCGGGGTAAGCTGTATTGAGAATACTCCACGTATTGGACTGACCTCGGACCCAGTTACAGCTCATCATCGCATATTTCGTACTCCCGTTCTGTTGAACGTTGCTTATGGCAATTTCACCAGGCCGGTCGGTCATGCCTAGAGTATTGTATTTCGTAAAAGACAGGTCCCGGTAGTACCCTGGGCTCTTGAACCCTTTGTTGGTAGGATCAGTTTCGTTACTGAATGTGTTATGGTCTGTGAGGTACTGCCAGATAGTAAGCCACTGCGAGTAATGCCTGTCAATCACCTGTCCGCCAATTTCAATTTCCATTTGTTCGAGTAAATTGTGTGACAAACTTGAAGCGTAGGCGTACAAATCAGTTTGCATTGGCAGTAACTTACTGGGATTGTACTGGACCCATAACCCGTTAAGAAGATCGCCGTACCTGCTGATATTCACGGATACCTTGGACCCAGGGTTGACTATTCCCGTAATCGGGATCTCAATTTGTTCGAGTGCGAAGTTCGTGTGTCTTTTGAATACGGATTTGAAAAACGATACCTGAGGATCGCCCGTGAGGTACACGTCTTGTGCGCCGTACGCGGCGATTTGGAATACGGCTGCTGATCCCATTATTAATTATTAATAATAATCAATATTATTATTCTTAAAATTAATTAGAATAAACAACACCGCCCATCCCTGACGTTACCCTGAGGATATTGTAATTCACAGCGTAAATATCCACTGGACTGAATATCTCACCTGTATCGAACCCGCTAAAAATAAGCCGTGCGTCATTAATCATACTGAAATTACACGTTCCTGAAGGCTGGTGCTCTTCGGGTCTTAGGGCAAATGAATACACCCCGATTGTTCCCATACCTAACCCTCCTGGGCCTGTATGGTACTTCCACACCTGCTGGTTCATGAAATACTTCAAGTTTTTAGGTGAGAACTGTTCCTTGCCGTTAAGAACAAGTTGCATTTTCACATTTGTCAGATCGCTGTTGTTTATGTACTGCCCGTACGTGAAACTGGGGTTATTCAGTCCTACGCCTATATCGTAATCAACCAGTTTGGTGACGATAGGTGTAGGTGTAGCTGCTCCGTCAAACAGGTTCCACCACTGGAACGGAACAGGTAAAGGCAATGACGGGTACGTAGCGAGGTAATCGTATTCTGGATCGTAATCCGGGCTTGTTTGGTCGATAAGATCGTAATTGTATAACCTTCCAGGTTTGCCTGGCTGGCCGGCAATTATAAGTTCTTTGACCGGGTGGTTAAAATTGAGTTTGATATTACTGGTGTTCTGTGAGCTTTTTCTTTGAATTTGCTCTATGAGGTACTGGTGCTCGGCTTGAGCGAACTTCTTGCGTTCAGTAGTATCCAGGTAAATATAGTCGGCAAATACCTTGAACGATTTGGATATATTGAAAAAATCGTTGTCGTCCTGGATAGGAGTATTTATTACCAGGAACGAAGAAAGATCGGCGATATTAATTGTGACTTTTACCTCATGGTACTGCAACGCGATTAAGGGAATCGCTAGTCCAGGGTTCTTGCAGAACCAGAACTGTAACGGGATATACGCTTCTCTTGGTGAATTCAAAAGGTTGCACCCGTAAGGATTCGTATCTTCGTCAATGAACTTCACGCTTCGTGCAGTGCCGCAATGCGTGTACGCCATTTTGTTGTATAGAGTTTCGTTAAGTAAATCATATCGAAGACCTGTGTACGTCACATTGCTTTTCATGTTCCCGTAATTATTGTCTTCAGTGAGTTTCTGCCAAACGGTCAGCCACGACCCGTACTGCCTGTCGATCACTTGTCCTCCAATTTCGATCTCAAGTTGCTGGAGTATATCGAGCGAGAAATCACTGGCGATTGTCTGGATGGTTATATCCCTGGACTTGTAATATTCATACTTTTCAATTATTGAGTCGTACGGACTGAACTGGACCCATAACTTCTTAAGGAGATCGCCGTTACGACTAATTGTGTAGCTGATTCTTGTATTCAATCTCGGAACCCCGTCAGGCACTTGCTCTATGGATTCAGTGGCGAAATTGGTGTGTCGGCGGTATACGCTCTTGAAGAAAGAGATTTGGGGTTTGCCTGTAAGGTATATGTCTTGGGCGCCGTAGGCAACGAGTTGTAATAAAGCACCGCCCATTGATAATAATTAATATTTTTTTTTAAATTAATTTAATCTCTAATACTTTTTATTGTAGATTAAATTCTTTTTAACCAGAGTACGAATAACTAGTCTGCATGTCTTAATACCTCTCTCGTGGGATCTCCTTGACCTTTTACACGTAGACTACTTGAAGTTTAATGCTAATAATAATGATAACATCATTACCCCGCTTAATTGGAAAATTATTATTATTCTTAATTGGAATAAGCAAGACCTCCCATACCAGACATAATACGAAGAACGTTGTAGTTCACGGCATAGATATCCAAAGAGTTCAAATTGGTGGCAGCAGCTCCACCGAACTTCATTTGGGCGTTGTCGATACGGGAAAAGTTGCATGTTCCGGAAGGCTGGTGTTCCTCAGGTCGAAGAGCGAATGAGTACACACCGATGGCGTCACGGTAAGATTGGGATCCATAGCCGGTATGGCAGTCCCAAAGCTGGCACCTGGTGAAGTACGTGATATGACGATCAGTGAAGCGATCGGTACCGTTAAGAACCAGGCGCATAGTAAGATCGGCGCGAGCAGTCTCAAGGTCGTTGACGACCCCGAGGTTGTCGGTGGATGTATCACTGACGATCTGGAAAGGAGTGGCGCCGCCGGTAACGACAAGGTCGTTAACTTCGGGTTCCTCAACAGGGCGGGGGGTTCCGGTAAAGATAAGTTCCTTGACGGGGTGGTTGAAGTTGAGACGGATAGTGGCGCTGTTCTCACCGGACTGAACTTGCAATTGGTCGATGAGGTACTCATGAGCGTTCTGGGCGAACTGGCGACGTTCGGTGGTGTCGAGGTAAATGTAGTCGGCATACACCTGGAGACTGGAATAGTTGGCAACAGGGGAAGGTCCGGTGGGTAAGAACAAGTTGTCAAGGGTAGCGAAGTTGATATTGAACTTGACTTCATGGTACTGCAGGGCGATAAGGGGAATGGCAAGACCGGGGTTGCGGCAGAACCAGAATGCCATGGGGACATAGGCACGTTTGGGGGCACGGGTAAGGGTGTTGTCAGTGGTTGCGCTCCCGACTTTGGTTCCTATATGTGTGTACGACATACGTTGGTACATGGTAGGGGCACTGAAATCAGCTGGAGTTGCTTCTCCGGGATTCACTCCAAAATCAGTTCCACCCAAAGGTTCCTCGCCTCCCAAAGTAAGACGTCCCTTGGAGCCTACAGGGTTGACTTCGGAAAGTTCACGCCAGATGGTAAGCCACTTACCGTACTGCTTGTCGATCAATTGACCTCCGATTTCAAGCTCGAGTTGGTTGAAGAGCGCATGTCCCAAATCAGCAGCGACGTACCCGGTTACTCCAGAGGACAAAATACGACTGGGGTCATACTCCACCCAAAGGTTCTTGAGAAGGTCTCCGTTACGTGAAACGGTGACTGTCACTCGGCCTCCGGGAATGGAGTTACCGTTAATAGTTTGTTGAATGGATTCAACAGCGAAGTTGGTGTGGCGGCGGTAGATAGCCTTGAAGAAAGTGATTTGTGGTTGACCGGTAAGATAGATATCTTGGGCACCGTAAGCGACTAGTTGCATAAGGCCTCCTCCCATTTTTGATTGTTTTTATATTCTTATTAAATATTTTATTTTTGAAAATAATTACGAAATTAATTAATTATTCCCAATTTAATTGGAATTTAATTAGAATACGCAAGCCCCGCCATCCCGCCCATGAACCTGAGGATATTGTAACTCGGCGCGAAGAGTGAGTAACTTGGTAGGTAAGAATAATCTTCAACGGGAAGCGAGTCCTGGTTGCCTGGAAAAGAAGTAGTATTCCTGAAATAAATAACCAGGTGGGAATTATCAATCCTTGTGAAATTACACGTCCCTGAAGGCTGGTGCTCTTCCGGCCTCAAGGCGAATGAGTAAGTATAAATATAATTCTTGGGGATCCGGGTATGGTGCTGGTAGGGCTGGACCAGGTGGAAGTACTCCCCTGGACGTTCCCTGAACCTGTCGTGCCCGTTAATAAGCAGTTTCATGGAATATACAGGCGCATAATCACTGGCATTATCGTCCGAAATTTTGTTGTTCCCTATAGAAAAATCATTTTGGGGCGCGTTCGAATTGTTCCTGTTAAAGAAAAAAATGAGTTCCTTAGTAGGATGGTTTAAGTTAATGCGAAGTACGTTCTCGTTGGTAAGTGAATACATGTTCCCAAACTGGCTCTGGGTTTGCTCGATCAGGTACTCGTGCGGGTTCTGTGCGAACTTCCTGCGTTCGGAAGTATCCAGGAAGTAGTACTCACAGTACACCTTTAATGAAGTTAATACCGGCTCGACATTCGGGTTTAAGAGTTCAGGTTTCACATATTCGTTTCCAATAATCGCCATAAGGAGGTTGGGGTACTTTTCCAGAGTGATGTCAAGTTTCACTTCATGGTACTGCAAGGCAATTAAAGGAAGTGCCAGTCCAGGGTTCCGGCAAAACCAGAACTGTAACGGGATAAAAAGCCGGTTCCCTGGGTTCTTGTTAAGAGTATAAGGGACCTGTGTATTTAATGAATAGTCCTTTCCCACCATTCTGCCGTACCCTTCAGTCTGGGACCCTGTAAGCGTAAGGTCGGTCCAGACATCCATCCACACGCCGTACTGCTCGTCGATTTTTTGGCCTCCTATATATATGGACGTTCGGTCTATAAGGTAATTGCCAATTCCCTGAATCCACCCGAATGATGAGTACCCTGTTAAACCAAGGTTCGAAATATCAGGAAGTTGGGCTTCTATAGTAATATTCCCAACGAGATCACCGTTACGTGCTATTACTACGTTT